AGAGGAATGAAAACCTGATCGGTGTATTCAATTTACCAGATGGCGGTGTTAACTCCACGTCACCAGAAGCAGTGGCATCACCTCTAACCAGGGTTACTTGAGAAAGGGGTGAGTTGTTTTTTGCTGCTGTGCCGTTTGTCGTGACAGTTGTGGCAGAATCAAAATCTGCTACAAAAGTAGATTGTTTCCTAGTTGCAGATTGTCCTGTCTCGTAAGGTGCAGTCTCGCCACTCACACTGATGGTCGGAGTTTTAGGATAGGTACTGTTCGAGTACTTCGAGCTAGATTCCTCATATCCGTCAATCCATAAATGATTTCCTACCTTAATCGGATCACCGGCACCACTAGCGAGGTTGAACTCTTTAGCGTTCTCAATACTGATTGTTCTTGCGACTGGAACACTTGCTAGAGTCGGGTAATCACTACCTAAAAAACGAGTCGAGGTTGTAGAAGCATCAGAGTAAGACTCAGTTACTAAAGTAGGAGTTATGCTACCGCTACTTCCACCGCCACTTATAGCTATAGTTGGAGCAGAAGTGTATCCAGTTCCCCCATTAGTTATCGTTACTGTTTGTATAACTCCACTACCATCAGCAGTATAGGTGCCAGCAAAACCAGATCCACCACCACCACTTGCGGTCAGATTGCCACCTGATGTGGTGTAACCAGTTCCTGCATTAGATATGGTCAGAGCATTTATGGTAAATGTATCTACAGCATCTCTATAATGAACACCGCCAGTTGCTTGCATACCAGATGATGTGTCATTCAAAGTTCCTCCCAAAGCAGAAGACCTTTCAAATGTAAAAGATTTAGATGTCGGGACAGTTGCAATTGTAACCAATCCATCATGTGCCGCAGAATCATGGATGTGGACCTTATCCCCTTTTATGAATCCATGGTCTGCAGATGTCACCCCAGTGACTGTTGTCGCTCCATTTGCTCCTGTTAATGAGGTAAGAGTTTGCTGATTTGCTTTCGTTATATTGAAAGTTATCTGTTTCGCAGTTGAGTAGGTTACAAGATACGATCCTTCAAGATTGTGGATGTGGCTCCCGTTAGTTACTGAAGATAAATTGTAGATTACAATCTTATCATTGTTTACGAGTCCATGGTCATTAGTGAATGTAGCAGTAGCAGTGCCTCCAGTAGAGCTTGCGTCCCAAACAAGAGAACTTATTGTATTCTGGTTGTTAACCTCTCTGAGAAATCGGCCTTTCCCTGATGTTACTTTTTGTATAATACGCCCAGAAGTCGGGGAGTTCACGATTAGATTTGGTCTATTATAATTTACACCTCCTCCAATTGTTGCTGTTTCCTCAAAAACGGTTGAAACCTGGCGAGTAAGGTCTCCATTTGTACCAAAATTAGGCGCGTAAACTGATATCTCGTCATTAGTGCCATCACCATTTCCTACTGCAACAACACGATGAACTCTAGTGAAAGCAATGTCGGCATCAGATGACACATTCGCTGGATTTGAAAAGATAACGTCACCCGTATATCCATCGGGTATTGTTCCATCAAAAGTTATAACTAAGTTGTTGACAAGTGTTACATTTCCAAGAGCAGCAGAGGTGTCCTGACGGATTGCTGTCATTCCCTCGTAAATACCACTCGAACCCCCATTAGATGAGGCTAATGTTACTGTTTTCGCAGAAGCAGAAGATCCTGTAGCATCTTGTCTAATTGCATTAGAAGCCGGATAAATCAAAGAAGTGGGAAGAGTCAAAGAAACATAATCGCCAACAGCAATCCCAGGGTTAGATCCTGCAGTATACGTTCCAGCATTAGAATTGCCTAAGCGAATATTCATTAATCCTTTTCCTGAACCGTTGTAATTTATCTTGCCAACAGTAGCAGCACTCCCGGAAGTAGTTAATTCTTCAAGCATCCAATGTGTGATTAGCTTCCCTCCGTCTCTCTCATTGAGCGATTTAAAGTCTACTTCAACATTTGATTTCTCAGTCTGTTTTGGGATAGGAATAAAGCCTGAACTAACCTGAGTAATATTACCTTGAACAAAATTACCTAGGCTTGTAAAAACCCTTGATGCAACAGCAGCCTGATGTATACGTGCTCCTTTTGTCCCTGTTACAGAACCGTCAGAATCATCGTTAACGTAGGCTTGAATTGTCGCGGCTGTAATGTTTACGCCTTTATATACATCTGAATAGGTTGCTAATCCAACAGTACCAAAAAATGTGGCATCTACGTCTTCTCCATCTTGTGACGTGATATCTTTGATTGTAACTGTCGTTGATCCACCGCTGTTAGTAGATGTTTTTACCAATCCATATTTAACAACATTAAGGTAGTGAGTCGCTCCGCCTGGGGTTCCTGTTTTATAAGCCTCATAATGACCCATTGTCCCTCCAGTCAAAGAAAGACCTAAAGTGAGTGTGGTTGCGGAGGGCACACTTTTCACATAATAATAATTTACATTAGATGGATTATTCGCATTTGCGGTAGTTGATGGTTGGAAGTTTGGAACAGCCTCATCACTATTGTCCCTATTGATATATCCGAATAGTGTTCCTGTAGTATTTAACGTGAATTTATCATTGACCGAAAGCCCATGAGCATTTGATGTGGTAAGAACTAAATCCCCACTACTAGATGTTACTGTTACTGGATTGGCCGTAACCCAACGGAGAGGCAGATTTGCAGGAAATGAACTTGATCCTTCTGAGACCACAAAGGTTGATGCCCCGTGTGCTCCTCCTGATGCAACTGTGACATCACTTTCACTTGTTGACGATGAGTCGTAAGAGAACACGAAATCATTGACGGAAGTAATCGTCTTAAAATCCGCTGAAGCCGTGCCGACTGCATTTATATCAATTGCTGAGTTTGAACCCCCTTTTGTTCTTACTGAATCGCCTGTGGAAAGTGTGTGTTTGTACGATCCACCATTATAGAAAACCCTGTAACCATGAAGAGTTACTCTGCCACCATTTATTTTTACGAAGATGTCTTTTGCTAAGAAACTAAACTTAACGTCGTCTGCTTGGAACCTGCCAAGAAACAGAGCACTTACCTGAGAATTGGCATCAAGTGTCACTTTATCGTTTACGAATCCTGAAACCCAAGAGTTCCTGTTACTATCGTCCAGCATATTGCCAGGACCATAGGTACTCAAAGGCTCTTCATCTACTGCAACACCAAGTATTCTGTCTGTTGTGAGTACAATCAATTTAGGTTCTCCTTGCCATTTAGCCTATAATACTCTTGTTCAAGCTCCTCTACAAGAGAAGCAGTTTCTTTTAATAACGACCATGCTTTAAACCAGTATTTTGGGTCATCTTTGTTTTCATCCCACTTCTTATTTAATTCGTTTATCGTCCTTAGATTAGAGTCAATTTTAGATTTTGTCTCGTCATAAATCGAATCATCAATAAACATCTGAATTCTCGATAACGGTTATTGTACCATCACCAGAAAACTTTGTACTCAAACCGTCAATATTGAATCTTACCGTCCTGATGATCATGTCTACTGAGATAGAGTCTTCTTCTCTTGTAAACTTTATACGATCACCAATGTCCAAATCTGTTCTAATGTCACCCACTTCAACATCTATGATTGTTTTATTGAGAAGTGCTTTTTGTGATTCAAGATAAGTCCTTGCATCATCCAGATTTTTAGTAACAGTAACTACGTCCTGTACTTTGCCACTATCTGTGTTGCTAATAAGCACACTCTGGTCTTTTTGATCTAACCTGGCTGGGCTTACTGTTGTGTTTGTGATATTAGTTGTCCACTTACTCCTAAATGCTTTTATTGGATACGGGATCTTGTAACCAGCGGAAATAATGTCCTTGTTCTGGATATTTGTAAAATCCTCTGGATTCTCAGCCCTGTCGATTACTGTTATTTCTTTATTCTTAATCCTAAAAAGATGATTTGAACCCTCGGCAACCTTTCCTGCAAAGTCAATCAGTTTGGTTTGTGAAGTAACCCAAAGTTCCAAGTTTTTAGAAGATGCGTTTGGTGCCCTTGTAAAGTCCATCGTGAAGTCATTATCAGGAAAAAGTTTCCCGGCTATATACTGGAAAAATTCTGCAACAGTTTGACCATTGCTTGAAAGCCCTGATACCAAAGCTGTGCCAACAAATACAGTTCCGCCTGCACCTGAATTACTTGAGTTCGTTTCAGTAATGTCAATCTGCCTGGATTTTATAGTAGTTGCGGTTGGTGCGCGAACAGTGCCGAAAAAATTACCAAAAACACCTAAGTTGTTAGATCCAGATGTGCCAGAAAGAGTTTCAGGACTGTTATTAAAAACCTTAAAACTATCTGAATCAATAACCTCTATTACTGTAAAAATTCCATTATAGTCAGTATGAGTTAGTCCTTTTATGGAAACCTGTGTCCCAATAACACAACCATGTGCACCACTAGCATTTATGGTTACTTCGTCACCCAATTTAGAAACACTACTTATTGTGAGTGTGGTTCCTGTGTCTGAAGAAAGTGATGACCCAACCAGAACTCCATCGTCAAATACCTGAAGTGGGTTGGAGTTGTCAGCAATCTTCATCTGCGGATTGTCAAACTCGAAACCATTAACCTTCGCTGTTTTGATCAAACCTTTTTCACGGGTTACTCTACCAAAACTGAAAGGGGCATTTTTCTTTTGGAAGTGTTTGACTGTGAAACCTGAAACTTCAGTTGCGGTTGTGCTGCTTATGGAATAGGTGAAACTATTGTCATCAACTTTCGTTATTGATGATTCCGAAACATTGAAAGCACTAGTCGAAGAGTCTGTGACAGTTACCAAATCACCAGTGTTCAGGCCATGGTCGGGCGAATTCACAGTCGCAGTTGTGCCAGCAGAAGTGATACTTACTGCAGCTAATGTGGTTAAATCGGCATCTACTTCAACGGCCTGTTCAAGCAAGTCTTGGTCTTTAAAGCTGTCTTCTAACAGAAAAGAGAGAGTATCAGTGTTGTAGCTTTTTAGGTACATCGTTCCTTCAAACAAAGCATCGGAAACATCGTTCTGCTCCCAATATATTTGCACCTCGATCTTCTGAGTAGGATCAGACAAAAGCTTTGCATAGCCTCCACTAAAAACAGAGAATGGGCTAAATCTATTATCTGGCTGATTTGCAATGGTCAGATTCCCAAAACGTGTCCCTATATACCCACCCTTTACCTGACCAAACTCCAAAGAAGGATTCTTGGTAATGAATGGCGCATAATACGCCTTACCGTTATAAGCCTCTGTACTCATATACCAAGTCTTATTGTTAAATTCCATTTCGATTAGAAGTACATTGCTCATGCGTAATTAACCACATCTCGATATCCGGCTTCAGCAGATGACGAGTTTGAACTACTCATCATTTGACCAACTTCATCCTCGGTATTCGTGTAAACATTCACGTTCATATCTTGATCGCGAATTGCATCAATAATTCCTTGTAATAATGCTTCACTCATTCCTGAATCAGCAGCAATCTGTCCGCCCATTTGGTATGAGTCCATTCTTGACTGCATGATTGACTGAGATGCAAGAAGAGGACCGATAATACCACCATCAACATATTTGCCAACCGGAGAATCATGAACAAACTGCCTGCCAAAAGATGACCTTTGAAGGTCTTGTGCCATGAATCCTGTTTGAACTGGACCGCCAGATTTGTACCGGAAGGTTTGCGGTTGTACCTTCCTGAGCATATCTGTTTGCTGGGATTCGGTCATCCCTCCACCTCGGAAAGTTTTAACACCACGATCAGAGAAAATATTACCAACACTAGTGATTACTCCGCCGATATCTCCACCGATTGCACCACCTATCCCTCCAAGAACTCCAGATATTACGCCACCCCCTTGCTTGTCAACCTTTTGTCTCATGTGGTCAACAGTCTCTTTGATATCTATAAGTTTGTTGTAGTTTGCAGGAGCATAAACAGTGTTGTTATACATACCAGCCAAGGTCCACTCTTGACCTTCACCTACGGAATATTGAACTTGCTTGATACCTTGTAAATTATCTCCATTTTGGGCAGACAAATTCATGTAATATCGATCATTAGCCCTGCCGTCTCTCCCAACTTGTTGGCGAAGGTAATCTATGCCGGATTGGACAATATTCCAACCAGTGTCAAATTTTTGAACGATGGTATTCGTCAGGTCAGCCATCAAATTCCTTAACAATTCATTACTCTGTTCTTGCATTGAAGTGTTATAACTCTGACCCATGATGAGAGCACTCAATGCGTTGAAGTTTTGAGCCTGTGTCTCACTAATAGAACTGAGTAGTTCTGCAGATACAGCAGTGTTTTGCGCTGTAACACTATTTGTCAGATTAAGCTGACCTAGTTGTGTCTCGCTCGGGCCACCAGAATAGACAGATGAGAGAAATCCTGAATCACCAGTGTTCTCTGTGGTTCTTACTCCAAAGTAATCTGATGGATTGAATGAGGTTGATCCACCTTCTTGGAATGAATTGATTCTACTTAAAAGTCCTCTGTGCCTTCTTGTTGCATTTTTGTTTACTACAAATTCACCACCTTCAGCATAAATCGGGACACCACCCTTGGAATGGGAAGCACCATGGATCATTCCGCCTTTTGCATAGTATCCTTTGGTGGATTTCGCTCCTGGCCAGTAGGGGTGCATACCTGTTGCAGCCGCTAATACAAGTTGGAATGCTCCTGTAATTGACTCCTGGGCACTCTCCATTCCTTTGGCTGAGGAATTGTTAGGAAGCAATTTTTCACCCCAAAGCTCAACATCATGATAATAGTTTCTCAAAATTGGCGTGCAGGTTTCTATCTTCCCCCACCGTCTACAATTGGTAGGATCTGAAACGCATCCCCACGGGGTGCAGATCTCCCCCCACTCTCGACAATTTGAATAATCTGTTACACTTGTGCAACTTTCACCTGCAGTCTCTGTACCCTTTCCTATGAATGGGACAAGTGGGAGGTCAGGTCTACCATCATAAAAATCAGACCTTTCCCCCTTCTTGCTTGCAGTTGCCTTTGCTCCTAACCTTTTCCCGTAATACAAAGAATTAATTGCGGAATCAGTATTCTCATGTTTTAATTTTTGTTCAAAATTTAATGAACCACCATTCGCAAAAGCCCTAAAATAAGAATCTCCAATATCAGCAGCATTTTTCATTGAAAATTTTGCTTCTATTCCGTGATCCCCGATTTGACTAAAAGGCCAAGGCCAGTTCCTTGTGCTAAAACCTGCTTGAAATAATGTTTTAGGGAATCCTGGTGTGTCTCCATCGACTGTTCCTGCTGCAGTTGAACTAGCACTTGCGTAACCTTCGCCATCAACGTTTTTTGTGGGCATACCCCCATTCCCAAATTTCTGATGACATGAACAACTTTCAGGCATCCCCCCATTACGGAAAATTGGTTTCCCTACAAATGGTAGTAATTCTTTTAATTTAGCACTTTCTAATACAGGAGGCCTATTAGCATTGCCATAAGTAGATTGCACATGGTGAGCCTGAGTAGGAGTCCGTACATTATTAATTAAGTCTAAAGTGGATTTGCCAAGCATATCAACGGATCTTTTATTTATAATATACTCTCCACCCTCAAATTCTATAGGCTGACCTGTCGCTCTAATCACCCCTGGCATCCCTCCCGAAAGATGTGATTTCCCTACAGCCATACCACCAGAAGATCCCATCAGGCTTGAATGTATTGCGGTTCCTGCTTTAGTGTTTCCTCCATTTGCGAACTGTTCAGGAAGCAATCCGCCTTTTTCCCAACTCCAATTAATGAAGTATTCAGGACCTATGTTGTAACTATGGAAAGGGTTCTTTAATAATTTAATTCCACCTGAAGGTACAGAAATATTGAAAACATCCGTTATTGTTTCACCTACACGTTTAATAATGTCTGCTCCAGCATTAAAACTAGATGACCCAAAATTAAAAAATCCTGTAATTGCCTCAGTTGTTTTATTCCATATCTCTTGTAAGGCATTCATTGCCTGACCACCGAAGTCTAATGCTGCACCAAGTATTTGTTGTCCAACAGATGAAAGATCTAGTCCTCCTCCAGTAAAGATAAGGTCAAAAAGTTGCTGGAAGAATGCAGTTATATTGACTGCACCCATATCAAGTATAGGCTTAAATATACCCATCAAAAAATCGCCAACCCCAACAAACACACCAGATATTGGATAGAAAAGTCCTGCAAGAAAATCAGGAACTCCAACTATAATCTCTCCTATTGGGCCAAATATTCCTGCTAAAAATTCAGAAACTATATTACCAGCAGAGCTCATTGCATCCATGATGGGCCCCATGATTGCAGATATAACCATGGTTGCCACATCACCGACTCCTGCAAAAGCATCTCCAATGAAACCAAAAACAGCGTTTAGTATTTCTGTAACTCCTGCTCCTAAGGCCTTCAATGCTTCCATGAATCCATCTAGGATTGCTTGGGCAAGACCAGAAAGTGAACCCCCTAAGTCAGGAAGTCCTTCTAATAGTTGTTCCAATGGATTTTTTGACTCTTCTCTGTCAAAAGTAACTCTTTCAACTGCACCAATCTGGATTCCACTTGATCCTGCTGATGTCCCGACTGTTGTTGGAGAACTTCCTATATTAAGGTTTGAAAGGTCTGAAGTTTTACCAGCATAAAGTGCCCGTGCCGTAGCAGGGTCCACGACTACAGGTACACCTGCAGCATTTGCAGCAGCCATCATTGAGAGGGCACCGGCGTCTGTTGCTCTATCTAAAACCTCTAGTGACCCATCAGAATTTCTCCTCACAGAAACAGCATAGTGTTCGGGGTTCATGATCAAGAGGGCGGCCTGTAAAACCCTATTGTATATCCCTGAATCCACACCAGCACTACCTGCAGCAAGTTCAGACTCATATCCCCTCAAAGATGTAGTTGTGCCATCAGGATTTTTTCTAAACATTTTACCTTCCATAGAACTACTAGCCCTGCCTTGCTGTTCATCATACTGTCCCAGTCTTGCTTTATACATCTTCTCAAGATCCCCAATACTTTTTACAGTAATACCAGTATCTTCGTAGTCATAAAGACTAAGGTCGTATGCTATTTGTTCCTGTTTCTTTTGGAAAAATGTTTGAACATCGGCAATCGAAATTATTCCTGCATTGAAATCATCTACTAAGTTTGTGAAAACTTCTCCAAGATCCGAACCCACTAAATCAAGATCAAATATTGCGTCACGAAATGCTTCTGTCAATGTGTCTGACGCTGATTTCATGTATTCTGTGTTTAGTGAATTGATATCAGAAAGAACCTGATCATAAATATCTTGGTATGCTGCCGAAGATTTAAATATGTCCTGTGACTGTTGTAAAAACTCCTTTGAATATCCAGTAAAAGCATCAATTGCTTCTTGAGAAGCATCTGTTTTTGTCGCTGCCTCAAACAACTCATCATATTTTGCTGCAGCATCTTCTAATTTCACAGCAGGTGCTGCCAGGTTTAAAGTCGATTGCTCAATATCAAATATAACATCATTAATTTTCTCTAGATGGTCTGCAGTCTTACCAATCGTTTCTTCAATCTCTCCCAATATCCTCTCTTCTGAGGAAAGCAACGCTGCAGACTTGTAGCCTACATCAGTTCCGCTACCCATCCCTAATGCCCCTAAAATATCTCTAATACCCTGTCCTATAAACTGTAAAAGTATATCGACAAGAGCAAGTATCCCGTGCATGACTGCCTCGAACATAAAAAACAAAGGTTGCATCTGCTCAATTAAGCTCATGAGTGGGTCAAAAACTTTCATCATGCTAGTGAATACTTTTCCTAATGGTTTCATGACCATTTTTAGTATTCCAAAAATTGGCTTCATTCCTGAAAAAACATCTGTCAAAAGGTCGCCAAGAGGATCAATCAAAGCATCAAAAACTTCTCCAATCATTTCGAAAAGTTTTTCAATTGCTGCCTGGACTTTTTTATTAGACATCACCATTGACAAAAGACCTGCTCCAATCATTGCCATTGGACCTCCTGCTGATGCTGCTGCCGCTGCTTGGCCTGCTTGCATACCTCTTGATGCTGCAGGACCAGAACCAGATACACCACTTTGAATTATCCCACCCGCTTGTTCTTGGAAACTGTAGCTCTCTTTTTTAATATCAGCATCCAGTTCTAATTTTTTCCGTTTCTCAAGAATTTGCTGCAAAACATCATTATCAATTTCCTTTAAACCTACAGACTCAGTATTGATATCTATTACATCTCTTTGAGAACCAGCAAGTGCATCAGTTCTAATCTTAAGCATATCCATGCTAAGGCCAAACTCTTTAGCAATATTCATTATGCCAGTGCTAAAAGCAGAGGAAATTGGGTCTGAGGCACGCAACTGGTCGCCAAATTTTTTGCGAACTTTTAGTTCTGTTTCTGCACCACGAGTTTGGTTTCTTAATGCAAGAAGTTTATTTTGTTGTCTTATTTGATAAGTAATTTTCTCTTGAGCGCTAATCTCCTCTTTAACAAAATCCAAATGAATTTTTTGTTTAGGATTCAATAACTCAACAGATGTTAATCCTTCTTTTTGGAGAAATAAAAATTCTGCTTCAGCTTGTTTTAGGGCTATTGAACCTATTAACGCTGCTTGGTCTAATTCATAAATTGCTCTTTTTTCATTTAACTGAACTCCTAAAATAGCACTTCGATCTTGAAGATTACGAGTCTGTGCATTTGCACTTCTTTCTGATCTAAGTAAGGAGTCCTCATAGTCTAATTGAATGCTTAGTATTCTATCCTGCAAAGCTTGAATTTCCCCCGCAGTAGCTGCTGTCACAGCAGATCTTGCCATACCTGGGATTGCACCACCAGGCTTTGGAAGGTGAGCAAACTCTTTTCTGCTATAACCTTGTTCCGTTAAAAATTGACCTCTAGCTTGACTTATCAACCCTTTAACTGCGGATTCTTTCAGAGTATTGTCATCCCCTAAAATCCCTTGAAGCAAAGCTTTTACTTTATCATTGTCTGGGAGATTAACACTAAACTGTTTTTCTAAAATCCTAACAATCTCCCCTCTTATATTCTGAGCAGAACTTTGTCTTGCAGTAACCTTTGCTAGACCTGTTGGGTCTGACCCACCACGACTTCTACCTCTTCTTTGATCCCTTATCAACCCGGCACCTATGCCAGACTGTGCCGCTAATTGTTGAGCAATAGTTGCAGCACGTTGCCCCTCTGCAAGAAATAGATCCATTGCTGATTGGGCTTGGTTTGCTTTTTGAATAGCAATACGTTTCTCTAAATCTGCAATACGTTGAAGAATTTTCTCTCTTTCTTTTTCTGCCTGTGTTAAATCTTTAGGTTTGCTTCCCTTTAAATTAGCACGACCTGGGTCCAACAAAGATGCACCACTAGCCATGCCTGATCTCCCAACTTGGATCAAAAATCTTTGAAGAAATCCAGGACCTTCGGCTAATTTCTTGTTTTCCTGATCAATGAAACGAGTGAAATCCTGAACTTGCTGTTTTAGTTTTGCTAATTGCTCAGCATTGGAGCCTGTAACATTTTCCAAAACAGGTTTCGCGATTTCTCCAAAATTAAAATATGAGAATCCTAATGTAGTCAGTGCCGCAGATACTGCAGCAAGACCAAGGCTCACAGGACCTAATGAAACAACAATAGCTTTAAACCCCATTGCAATTGCAAAAAGAACCCCTGTCGCAACTATTGAACCACCAGCAATTAAAATTAATTCAAAATTATTTGCAATCCCTCTTAACATCTCAGCAAATTTAATTCCGCCTGTGCTCTTTCCTGCACGATCTATTGCTTTTGATATCCTAGTAAAGGCATCTGCAAAGGCTTTATTGGTTTTTGTAACCTTATCAATACTACCAACAGCCATAGTTAGGGAGTTGTTGACTTGGGTCATTGCTTGACCAATTGTCTTTTGGATGCTCTTAAACTCTTTATCAACAGCATCAGAGGCTTCAACTATCGCTGCTTCTAAAACTTTAGTTGTCAACTTGCCTTCTTTAGCAAACTGCCTCATCTGGCCAACAGTGATACCAATCGAACTAGATATGGCTTGTGCAAGTCTAGGTGCTAATTCAAGAACAGAGCGAAGTTCATCGCCTTGCAACCGACCAGATGCAAAAGCTTGTGACAACTGGATCATCGCATTGTTTGCCTCTTCAATCGTCGCACCAGCAATCTGGAAAGATTTACCAATAGTAGAAGTAATCCGTGCAAGTCTAGTGAAGTCTGTTCTCAACTTTGCAGAGTTTCTACCTATACGGGCAAGTGTATTTGCAACTGTAAATAAAGGCTGTCTCGTTTCTTGAGCAATGGTAAAAGCATTGCGCATATTTGTATTAAAAACATTCATGTCTTGGTTCACAACACGAACACGGTTGCTCATCAATACAAATTGATCGGTCATCCGTTTTAAACCACCTATCAATTGATACTGAATAAAACCAAAAAATGCCGTAGTCATACTCTGTATGAGATACGCATTTTCTTTATATATTTTATTTAATCGCGCAAAAATGGGGCCAATTTTACTAGTCTTTCCCTGTAATTTTGTTAATTCAGTTTGCAGAGTCTTAACCTGCTTCTTCAGCTTCTCTACATCTGCTGCGCTAGTTTTTGATGCACCACTTAGTTGCTTCAATTGGCGAACAGTGCTTCTTCCTGCCTGTGCAGAAATCAACATACTCTTCTGTATCCCGCCAAATGTTTTTTCCATCTGGCCGAGAAACTTGTTTGTGCCTTTTGTAGCTTTAGAAACTCTAAGGAGGGAGCCCTCAATATTCTTGAAGGCCTTATTTGTACGGCCTAGGTCAACTTTTACATCAACTAGTGCGGTATAATTCGCCATCTATCGTCTTCTTCGTGGAGCAGATCGAGTCGGAGAAGTTCCTCGCTTGGCTGCTTGTTCAGCCTTACGTTTACGCTCCTCTTTCTCTTTCCTTTTTTTCTCTTCTTCTTGCTTAAATGCAAAAAGAGTCATTTCAATCCTGAATATCGTTTCATAGACATCAGGATCATTAGCCCCATAACGCTGAAGATGAAGGTCAATGGCTTCTTCTCTCAGAGGCATTTCGCCAAAACCTCTATCTCTACCTGTTACGTCTAAATACTTCCACCTTTCATAACAAAATGAATTGTACTCATCGATCTCCTGACCATAAAGAGGACAAACTTCACACGGAGGACCTTCCTCAGTGTCATTCCATATGTCGCTATGCTGACAACACCACTCATGACGAAAAATCATGTCACGAGTTATTTCATGCTCCTTGCTATCTGCGGTATAAGGTCTCTTGCCCGTGTGAAGGTCAAGGAGCAGTTCTAGTTTTTTTCCTGTATCCCGAGTTGTTCCCGACTCTTGTTTTCAAGCTCTGCCAGTAATTCCTCAATCAGAGGTTGCATGGCAGGATTACGAAACCATTCTCTCTTGGTGTCGTCAGTACAAAGGATCGCAGATCCTTTTTCATCGTTGATCCCTTCCCAGTCGATACAGCTTGCAATCCACTGATCCTCCAGGAACTTCGCAACTCCTTTGTTGTTTTTGATTCGCTTTTCATAAATGCTTGACATCTGGTGTCGAGTTAGCGGCTGCATCTCGAAAAATACATCTGCTAATTCAGGATTCATCTCTGCACCCGGACATTGGATGCGAAAGTTTGCTTTTAACTTATCTGGTACTAACGGCATAAATACCCCATTTGCTAAAGTTGAAAAAAAGGGGGTAGTCGAAACCACCCCCCGATACCCCATTGCTCAAAGGCGACACAAGGATGGGGCAGCCTTGAGGAACGCTCCTAGTCGCCTATCCTACTCATCGTCTTTCGACTTTGAGAATACTCCAGATTTTTTCTTAGGCTTGGGTTCTTCTTTCGGCTCCTCAACGGAAGAGCTTATAGGCCAACCCCATGATGAAACAGTCTCAATCAGAACCTTAGAATCCAGATCCATAAAGTTAGGGAGTCTTCTGCGAAATTGCTTTCTTGCTGAAGCGTCACCGTCTACAGCGCCAGAATCAGTATCCACATTGATTCCAGAACCTAAGCTGATTTTGAATTTCATTATCTGTACCTCAAGAAAAATTTATCTGCATCGTTGTCGTTGGTATCACTACCACGAACTACGGTGAAAGGAATGTCGATTGAGGTTGCACCATCTGCCTCAGTAGCAGTTGGAACTTCCATGTGAACAGTACCTGCTCCAAGCTCAATGATCTTGCCCTCAACAGTCCCGATTCTCACACCAATTGATCTTCGAGGCTCATCACGAAGAGAATTCATGAATTGGAAGTCTTTTGGTCGGAGAAGTAATGTGACTGAACCTGAAATGCTAGGCTCATTGATAAGATAACTTGCAGGAGGAAAACTCTCACCAGTCATTTCAGTTAAGCCTGGAGTTGTAATGGATCGATCAAAATCGAAACTTACTGCAGTAACGTCAAGAGCATTATCTGAATGGAAGAGGTGAGTGTTGTCTGCCTGAGTGTAACCATGCTTTGTTCCATCAGTTGCATCAGTCAAGAAAACCTGAACAGAACGCTGATCAATCAAAGTGGTTGTGTCAACAGTTGCGTCAGGAAGATCAGGAATCAAGAGGTCCCCAGTTGCGTAAGCTGCTGCGGGAGACTGTGAATCACCATGAAGTGAAACTGTTGCTCCATCAGGTGCTGCTCCAATCTCAAGTCCTGTCTTTTTAACTGTTGCTCCATCATTAGAAACAATCTTTACAGGTGTGCCCTGATCCTCTGTTGCCTCATACCACATGACATCAGAAGCAGTTACTGCTGATTGACTGGCATAACGCTTAGTTCCCTGAAGAGTTGCGGTTACTGCAGAAGCATGACCAGTTATACCTGATCCTGAAATTTCTGCTGTTCCAGCATAGAGAACCTTACTTGCCTGAAAGCCAACAGACATTGTGAGAGGACCATCCTTTGCCATTGCGACAGAGAAGGAAGTTGGTAGTGCTCCCTTTCCAGCATAGTACTGAACTGTCGTATCAGTTTCCTGAAGAGAATGGACAGATACAGTATCAATGGAGTTTTTCAAGAAATATGAAATTACTGTTTTATTACTCGCAGTTGTTCCGGTTGAACTAGAATCACCCGCATTATAGGTTCCTCCTAGACTTCCGAACTTAGTTCCTCCAAAAAGCCTTGAAAGAATGACGTGTTCTGGTGGAGTAGTGAGTACTTTCCTAACTACAGTGATTGTTCCACTTACAGTTCCAGAAAGAGTAGTTGCGAATTTAATGTTAGTATCCGCATTAACTTCTGTGATGATATGATCCGCGTTGAGGCCAGCAACACCCGTTGAGCCAACAATCGTAACAGTATCACCAGCAGCTAAAGCATCCAACCCAGAAGGTGTAGTATCACCCATTGCAACTGTAGCAACGCCACCCGCAATAGTTATTCCTGTAGAGGCTAATGCAGCTTCAGAAACTGAACCTTTAGGTTTCGCATAGAACTCAAGGTCAAAAGTTGAGTAGTCCATGTAATTCAATACACGGTCTACAGTAATCAAATCAGATCCGATCTCAGAAGTATCGGTATAGTTTCCGGCCTGTGCAATCACTGGGACAGTAGTAAGACCAAATGCGTCGCCCGCTACAGGGGCATCCGCAATTTGTCCAGCGGTTGTTTCTGCCTTGATATAGACTACAGCAGATCTAGACCGTTGAAGAGATGTAGGTAAAGCCATGATAAGCTCCTTTTAATTAAGATGAAAAAACATAAAAATCAATAACAACAGGCACTTCGAAATGAGCACCTGAACCAAAACCTTGTGATACCTCCAAGGCATCAAAATGGTATGTAAAATTTGTGGTGCTAATATCTTTCTTATGAAAAATTGCGCTCAGCGCATTTGTGTAAGTATTAGCAGTTGCCATTCCTGTATTATCCTTAATCAACAGGTTTAATCCAAGGATAAAATCCCTTCTTACAATGCCATCATTGCTAGGGACTTCCTTTACGTCACTACCCGCAAGGACAACGCTTGGTATAAGGTATTCAGTGTTCGCATCATAATTGAATGTAACATTTGAATTAACCCAAGCAATAGTCGGAGTCTGAGACCAATTAGAGTTAAGATGATTAAGTATTTCAGTTTCAATTGTCATCTCTTTACTATCGATCCAATTTTACCAGCGAGTCTTTTTGCTGCAGCACGAACCCAATATTGGTTTTGAGAGGACCAACCCTCTTCTAGCCTTCCTATGTAAGGTGCATCATTCGTGACATTCAGCCCATTCAAATTCTTATTACCCAAACGGTTTATTCTTGGAAGATGCTTTTGAATCGTAGCTTCTGCAGATCCGTAAGTAACTCCATCATCTTTACTTGTAACTACTTTAGTTGGTGCTTCTCTTACGTCAGAAAGAAGATCCGCACTCCATCTTGACCTTGCAAAACCTGTATCCACAGGAGTTCCGTTTACACACTCCCTGAAAAAATCAGATGCTGCATCACGAATAGAATCTTTTAGATCAGACTCTATCTCTTTAAATGCGTCAGAGAAGTTGATGGTAATATTGTCTTCTCCCTTTATTTTAGAAGTTACAAACTTACCCATGTCCGTTACGCCTTATTCTCTCAAGTTCACGTTCCACACCTTCCATGTGTGTTACAAGTTTCGCTTTCAGTTCTGAGTCATGCTGAACTAGATCAAGTATCTTGTCATTCATAACTTCCATTTTCTTAGCCAACTTCCAGATAATAACTCCGCAAAGTAGCAGTGCCGCTCCAATCAGACCTTGGTCTAAGAGCATCTGTGGTATATCCTCTATCCCCGCTGATTGAGGTGCTACAACCTGGGCATATTGTTGCTGATAAGTATCAGCAGAAGGATCGAAAGTCCGCATACCTGAATGGTGTCCATTAGCATAAGCAATAAATCCAAATTTCATCCAATTGCCTTTATCTTATAGAGTATCCTAGTACTCCCCATATTTACCGATTGGACATCAAGTATTTTGTAGACTTTACTATCTACTGTAAGCTCATCATCAATTCCCTGATTTGGGAGAACCCCACTGACAGGCCTCACAAGAAACTCAAGGTAGTCAATATTTTCATTACCTGATGAAGTATTGCTTGCCTGAGAAACTCCGCTTATCCCACCAATCCCCGTGGTATTCTCATTCCTTTTTATAATTTTTACAGCAATGTCTGACTCTGTTCGAGTTATTGATCCAGTAGAGGGATTGTAAGATCCAGTAACAACACTTTTATATGTTGCAGAAATAGATAACTCTGCTGCACTCACAAGAGTATTATCGAAAACCTTAGTAACTAGGTCATCAACAATTGTATTTAATGCAGACATTATCTCTTTATCTTAACAGAACTAGGATCTCCAGACTTAAGAAGAGGTCCTATGTAGTGCAAAATTTGACGGTCAATTACCCTGGATAGCCCTTGCCTATCAAGCTCGATAGCAATAACTCCTGAAACGTCAACCTTCTTGAATTGTCGCAGAGAAGGATCGCCTAGAAGTTCATTATCAGAAAGTAATCTGAATGCCAGTTCATAAGTTGCAAAAAGAATTCTATCTGGAATCACATTCTCGTCAAAATAATCAGTCCTAAGTCTAAGTTGTTGCCCCCAAAAAACGGCAGTAGAATCAGGATTTCTAAGGAATTGACGAGGAAATGATAAGTTTTGGGTGGTTGTAGTCCGCTCTCCACGATACATCATATTGTCAAGGTATCGCGTAGACATTATTAAAGATGCGTCTTTGTTTGCATCCGAGGCACCATCCCAAGTAGTAGCTACACCAAGTCTATCACCAAAATAAGTATTGGCATTTGCTCTTGTAGCGTACGAATTTGAAGATGCGCCCTTAACTGTTGCATCAAGGGCCATCTATTTACTCCTTCTTAGAAGAAGATCTAGTCGATGTCGACTTAGGAGCAGGGCTTGATTCTTTTTTTTCGAAAGTCCAGCCCTTGGCGAGCATCTCTTTAACTTGCGCTCCACCAACCTTGACCTCAAAACCTGAAGGTTTATACATAGTAATTAAAGACATAATTATCCGTAGAAAAATTAAGTGTGAAAGGGGCGTGAGAACGCCCCTATATTTAAGAACTATTAACCGTCAGTTGAGGCGATTCTCGCTCCCAAACGTGCGTCAACAGCAGCACAACCAACCATAGCATCAACAGAAATAAGATCACGCTTTTTAACATGATCAAAAGTCTGAAGGACACGAAGGCTCATACCGTTGTAAGAAACGGTAGCAGCACTTGTTCCAGGTCCCATTGGGGCGGGCTGAGGAACAAAAATTAGCTGGAAAGCCTCAGGTACAAAAGCACCACCTAATGTGTACGAAGAAACAGATCCGCTACCACCAACGATTGTGACAACAGCATCATTTGCTACAACAGCAGGTGAACCCTGATCCACTGCAGCGGCGTCTACTCCATACAATCCGGGGGAGATTCCCACGCTTGCAAATGCTCCAGATCCGCTTGCGGTGGCAGTTGTTACCTTATGATCACGAACAATACCATCAGCATATGTGATCTGTAGTGTGTCACCAATCGCAAGGGCGCGAGTTCCTGAACCGTCTCCACCATCAAGATTAATGGTTGTGGTCCCCTCTGTATAACCTGCTGGAGATGAACCTTGATTAATTGCAACTGCCATATCAGTGCCTGCAGTTACATACGCTCCAGCGGTATGAGTTGGAAGCTCTAGTGCCATCATCATGTCCATGCCCATGAAACGACCAAGTGCCGCCTCTTTAACTGGTGAAGTAGCATCTCCACTCAAGTTTGCCTGGACAAAATTAGTGATGGTATAGATTTGAGTCTGCATAGCAGGGGATACAATCATCTTCCTGTTACGCTGAGGAACTTTTTGCTTGTTGAGTTTTTCAACAATAGCAGCCATATCCGCCAAAGAATCTGGTGATCCATAATCGGTTGAGAAAGCAAATCCTCCAAGATCACCAATCTTAGAAAGAGCATACTTGTCAATCTTTTGAGCAAGAGCAGACATAGCAGGTTGAAGAAGTCGACCATTGAAATCATCAACACTGAGTGTCAATTCCTTTGAAGATACTTCGAAAGATACATCAAAATGATGCTCAATTTTCAAATCGACAGAAGTCTCATTCGCATCCTGAACTTTGATTGCCTCTGATCCACCAGCAGTTCTGCTGTAATCATCAACTCCAAAAAACGCAGGGCGCCTTACACGAATTGTGTCACCAACCTTGCTTCCGGTGAAGTCTGCGGCTGCAGAGGTGTTCATGACCTGAGGTGCAACAATATCGCCTTCAAGAATCATGAGCGCTTCTCGTGCGATAACGTCGGGGGTAAGAAAGGTATTATTCTCACCCGAGTAGTTTGTACTTGTAACAGACATAATTAATCCTTTTTAAAGATTGAATAATGGTGAGCATCCAATCTTACAGGACGCTCTTAATTAAAATAAGTGCGCTCCTGCGCTAAAAAAGATTTATCCCTTCGAGGGAAGAAATTGTTAGGGGTAAACCCCTATAACAAAAAGATACAGGGGATTCTATCCCCTGTCAATACTTGCTACCGTATCGCCCCAGACTCGCGATGACGCTTATACTCATCAAGACTCATACGGCTAATATCCGACTGAGTAATGGATGATCCACGTCTGGTGGTAGTAGAACCAAAAGCACTAGAACCAGTAGACTTTAAAAACAGTTCTGGCTGATCCTCGCGTAATGTTTCTATCAGTTCGGCTACCTCCATAGGTGAGCCATCCTTCCCATACCTTATCCCATCTCCGTCTTTGACTAGGACTTTATCACTATCCGGGTCAAAAATAATATCATCTCTGACTTGTGCAGACATCGCTTTATACAATCTAGGATTTACGCCTGCTTCAGCACAACCATCAATAACAGCCTTCTCGGTTTCCCTGGTCTGATATCTCGATATTGCTTCGGTTGCCACTTTTTCCCAATCCTCTTTTTCCTTTACAACATTCTTCAGTTGGGCAGCATGATCTTGCTGTGCCCTAGTTAAGATTCTTGCGTTATACTTCTCTCTGTCTCCCGTAGTGAATAGTCTTAACTCTTCATCCTGATCAATCTTACTTTTCAGGTCAACAAGGCCTTTGATCCCCTCTTCACCACCAAGAGAATGGACAAGATCACTAAAATCATTTACTTTAGCCTGTGCCTTTTTCTTTTCTTCCTTAAGAGCACTATTGTTGGATTTTAATCCTGCAATCTCTTTATCTAAAGCGGATTTGACGATTTGCTCCACCTGCTCTTTGGAGTAACTTTCTTCTTCTGAGAGTTCCACCACTTGCGTTTGCTGAGGTTCAGTTCCTCCGCTTGTTTCTTCCAATACCGTTTCTTGTTCTGCCATAGAATTCTTTCTTGCTCCTCTTCAGAGGGCATTTGGCGAATTGAATA